TTTGCAGATTGGTTGGATACTGCAATTGAGGAGGAGTTTTTTATTGGACGTGTTGAAACCGATGAAAACTAAATAATTGCTAATTGATTTGGATTTACAGCACACATAAGAGTATAATAGAAATGAGAGGTACGAGGAAAGGCCTCGTGCTTATAATATTAACTAAACAAACAATTAAAATCATGTTTACTGAATTTGAATACACAAATGAAATTATGAAAATTAAAGGTGTTGACGTTGTGGTTGATTATAACATGCGCGCATTGCTCATGTATGAGGCGATGACAAATGGCCAATCATTCAATCTCGACAACTTGGAAGATTTTTGCTTCCCCAAAACCTTGGAAGGCCTTTGCAAACTGCTTTATTGTTGCGTTGTAACAGGCACAAGTGGCTTGGATATTACCTATCAAGAATTTATTGATGAACTTGGCAAGTCACAATCCCCATATGTAGTATTATTGGAGTTTATAGACTTTCTAAATGATATGAAGATGGAGGAAGCCGATGAGGAGTAAATAAATTGCTTTGCAAGTTGGATTTTTAAGACCAACAGACTATTTATATAATGAGGGGTATGAGGGAAAACCTTGTATCTCTCATTATTCATAACAATATAAATGACAACTAAAATGAAAGTAACAATCAAACAACAAGAAGTAGAATTGCGCTATTCAATGCGTGCGTTATTCCAATATGAGAATATTACGGGACAATCATTCAATCCAAAGACCTTGCAAGACTTCTGCACATTCTTCTATTGCGTTGTGTGTAGTTCAAACAAAGACCTTGACATTACCTTTGATGAGTTTATTGATGAGGTAATTGATCCGCAGCCTGAACTTATGGGTGAATTTGCTGAGTGGTTGGGCAAGACCATGGCAAAGAATAATTTCCTTTCAAATGCAGCACAATCCCAAGAGAAGGAATCCAAGGGCAAGGGCAACAAAAAAAAATAGTTCATGAGCTGTTCAGGTTGCTTTGTTTTGAGTTCAAATGCTGCACAATCCCCTATTTCTTTGATGAGATGGAAGAGTATGAAGTGCAAGATATAATCTCAAACTTGGAGTACTATGAACGTCCTGAATGGGAAAGAACACGATTCCAATCATACTGCAATATTCAAAAGAGCAGCAGCAAAAAACTCAAACCCACCGACCTTATTAAATTCCCATGGGAAAAAGAAGACGACAACACAGAGCAAATAAACGGCAATTCCGAGCCTTTGACGCAAGAAGATATTGCACGCCTTAAAGAACAAGCAAAAATAATATCACAGACATTAGAAGACCAATGAAAAACGACTTTTCAATACAACTAAGTGCCAATGATCAGAACCTAATTAAAGCGCTGAACAATAGCCAACAGAAACTCCAACATTTAGAATCCGCTTTCCAAAAAGCAGGTTCTAAATCAAAGGTTTTTGGTAGCTCAATGGAAGGACTTGGCAGCCAATTACAAGGGCTTTCAGGGCAATTTGAAGGCTTATTATCAAAGGTTGGTGGGTCGATGGAAGGCCTTTCAGGCATGTTTGGTGGTAGCATTACTGAGATGTTAGGCAGCCTTACGGGATTGACGGGTGGATTTGCAGCATTGGGAGCGGCCGCAATTGGAGCATGTGCATATATCTTGAAAGGGTTTGACGACCTTAAAAGTGAGATGAACAACTTCCAAGCGGTTACGGATGTGAGTGATGAAGAGATGAAGGCATTTGAACAGAGCGCCCGTGATTTATCTAATTCCACGGGCGTTGCTGAAAAATCTATCATTGCACTTCAAACTTCACTCGTGGGGATAAACCCTCAACTCTCGACCAATCGGGAGGCACTTCTAAAGAGTACAGAAGCGGCAATCCTCCTTGGAAAAGCGGGCAGAATCTCATCAGAGGAGGCAAGCACTGCATTATCTTCAATCCTTGCTCAATATAACCTTGCAGGTACAGAATCTGTGAATGTGGCCAATGCGATTGCTGCGGGTAGTAAGGCGGGCGCTATTGAGATTGAAGGCCTTGGTGAAGTGCTCCAAAAGGCGGGTACAACAATGCATTCAGCAGGTTTGGATTATGCGCAATCTGTTGCTCTTGTAGAGGCGGTCGGTGATAAGTGGCTGAACAAAGAAAGTGAGTTGGGAACGCACCTACAATCCACATTCTCCAAACTCCAATCGGTTAAAAAAGGATGGGAACAATTCAATCCCGCAATCGTGGGCACGACGCAAGCTCTTGAAAATATGAGTCGTGCACAACTTAAATATTCTGACCTTGTAGAATTGGTCGGATTACAGAATGCCCCCTTATTACAACAGCTCATTGACGCACGCGGAAAGTATGCAGAACTTCAAAAGGAAGTAACGGGCACGACGGCTGCACAAGAGATGGCCGCCAAACAGACGGACACATTAAGTAATAGTTGGGAGCATGTAAAAACAACATGGGATAACTTGATGACCTCAATAGCCAATTCACAACCCATGCAAGAATTATATTCATATATCCAATATGTTTGCAACTCAATAAGTGAACTGATTTCTTGGGCGGGTGGTTTAATTGACCAATGGAATCAGCTGATGAGTGGATTTGATAGCAGCTTTACAATTTGGGATTTATTGAAAGGCTATATTCAGTACAATATGGCTTTGATAAAAGCCTTTGGAGAGGCGGTTGTAATAGCTTGTGCGATAGCAATAAAACCGATTATTGAGTTGTGGAAAGTGTGCAAGAAATTTGCTACTGATATTTGGAAAAGGTTCTCAGATTTTCCCCTTGGTCGCGCCGTGAAAAACGCAGTTATGCAAGCATGGAAGTGGTTACAGGACTTATTTGGCAAAATAGTGAAGTGGTGGAATAGCCTCAAAAAGAGCCTTGGTCTTAAAACGGATAATAGCACCGATGTAAAAGTTCAGGTTGATGAGAAGAGAACGGTTTCAGAATCATTCAAGGGTGGTGGTTCAGGTCTTCCCTCCTTATCATCATCAAAGAAGGGTGGCAAGAAAGGTGGTTCAAAGAAGGGCGGTTTAAAGAAAACGGAAATTGCACCCCCTGAAATTGGTTCATTGAAGTACTTTGAAGACAAGTTGCACGCGATAAATGAAGAGCTATCAAAAACCAACGTTTCAAGCGGCCGTTTATATGAATTGAAGCAAGAAGCGGTTGTGTTAGAAGAACAGATCGCCAAAATCAAGAAGAGAAACGCCCTCCATGATAAGGTGAATGTAACCAAGGAGAAACCGACAATTGAGAAAGGGAGCATTCAAGAAATCGACGACCTGATTAGTAGCCGTGAAAGTCAACTCAAAAAATTGAAGGTGGGTTCTGATGGTTTCAATCTGTTAGTTCAACAAATCGATGAATTGAAACAGAAAAAGGAATTCTTAGAACTGAAAATGCACCCCAAGATTGATGAGAACTCAATGAACGCATTGCTTGGTTCACTTGTAAAGGTTCAGGAGCAAATCAACAGCCTTAAATATAAGGTTTCAATCACAAGCGATAAATCCCAACTTAAACTATTAAGAGAACAAATCGATTATCTCACAAGCAAGGAACATAAAATACAACTTTCAATTGATGAGAAGAAACAATCTGCGATTTCTCAGAACGTCGATGAGATTAAAACACAATATGAAGGATTGGGACAAGCAGCACAAAGCGTCGGAAATGTATTCACGGCTCTTGGGAATGTCGTAAACGATTCTTTCCTTGGCATGGTTGGAAATATCGCGGGAGCGGTTTCTAATATACTGCCTGAAATCGGAAAATTGATTGCAGCAAATCAGGTGGCCGCCCTCTCATCAGGCACAGCCTCAGCAGCAGCAATGCCATTCCCCGCAAATTTAGTGTCGATTGCCACCATAGTAAGTACTATTCTTGGACTCTTTGCCTCATTCCCTAAGTTCGCCGATGGCGGTATTATTCAGGGCAAAAGTTTTGGAGATTACAATCTTGCACGGGTAAACGGCGGGGAAATGATATTAAATACCACCCAACAAGGCCGCCTTTGGAACACAATTCAACAAGGAACAACAAGCAGCAGCGCCCCGATTTCAGGTGCAGTAAAATTCCACATTGAAGGAAAACAATTGGTTGGCGTTCTGAACAATTATAATTCAAGCAAATCACGTTTATAATGTACAAGTATGGTTTTTTCCGTGATATAAAGGACACCTTATACAAGGTGGTTATCATAACGGATTATCAGCAATATAATAGCAATTTGGGACAAGGGCAAGGGGAGGAAATAACTCTTCTTGCCAACCCTATTTCTATTGAATATGATTCAAATTCCGATGATGTATTTGCGCCTTATCGTTGTTCTACAATGACCGTGCGTTTCCTACAATCTCAATTTGATGAGAGCCTAAACAACGCCTTGGGTAATAATGTCTTTGTTACCTTACAGAAGGAAGAAGGAGGGAGATACAAAACTTTATGGGTAGGTTTTTCAACGCCCAACGCCTACAACCAAGCGTTTATAAATTCCGTTGGAGATGAATTTGAACTTGAATGCCAAGACGCTTTATCCACGTTGAAGAATTGTCAGTATAAGCGACAAGAGACCAAGCACCACTTGACCATAAAGGATTATATTCAACTTGCCTTTTTTCAGTTGGGAAGCATATATAAAACGTGCATTTATCCCACCACACCCAATAACTTTTTGGATTTGTGCATTCCACAAGAGAACTTTTTCAATGAGGATAATGAAGCAATGAGTTACCTTGAAATCCTTGAAGAGATTTGCAAGTACCTTGGATTTACACTAACAACGCAAGGAGAAGACGTTCTATTATTAGACCCACATTGTGAGGAATATGCGCAATTTAATCTTCAAAGCGGGGAAATACAAACGGTTACTTTCATAAGAGAGAATGAAACTCTCAACAAAGAAGACATATCAAGCGATGATTGCAACATATCACTCCTCCCAAGCTACAACAAGGTTTCATTGACGGCAAAACATTACCCCGTTGAGAAGAAGATACCAAAGTTTGAAGATATGGGATTAGCGCCTTGTTCAGGATATGGAGTAAAAAAGCAATATGGGGCGTCTATGTTTTGTGATGAAACGGGTGAAGATTCTTTGCATGTGCAGCTCTTCAAAGTCTTCAATCAGCAAATCGGAGCATATAACGTGTTTTTGAGGTACAATCATTTTGACCCCTATGAAGATTTTACATTCTACTCCCACCCAAAGGATGAGAATAGAGAATACACCACCAAACTTCCTATTGCAAATGAAACCACCCTCAATAAGGATTTCCTATTCTCTCATAACGTTTCAGCCCCTTGTGAATATGAGACACAAGAGACAAAAAAAGAAGAGTGGGGCAATGTACCAAAATCAGTATCACTAAAGAAAGCATTCATCTTTCAAACGGCCTTTGGTAACTCACAGAATAAAGAACTATTCCTTGACCTCTCAAAACAAAAAGATGATTGGTCGGAAATAAACCAATCAATAGACCAAGTATTATTTTCTCATCAAATCGCAAGAGTTACCACAAATGATAACCCATTTGGGAATATAGTGAATATCAACTTCAATTTCTCTTGTTATTGGGGCTCATATCTACCTTGTAAGAAGTTACAGAAGAATGATTATAAAGAACTATTGTATCGCTTGCGATTTGGTGATAAGTACTACAATGATAAAGAAAAGAAGTGGCAAGACAAACCATATAATTGCTCAGTTCAATATGATGATGGAGGCAATCTAATTGTTCCAAACACAAACACGGATTGGAAGACCTCGCTATTATTTGGAGAACATAAGGGCATAAACATTCCACTCCCAATAAACCAAACGGGAGATATTTTCTTTGAGTTCATGCGCCCGTTTACTTCAATGCGACAAGTGGCCAAGATAAAGAAAGGAGCGCTATTTGATGAGAAGTACTATGAAAAATATAGAAGTACAGAAGGTTGCAACCTGATAACGGATTATGAAGCAACAATCTATGGATTGAGTTATAATACCGACGACACAGAAACGGTATATGAAAACGTTTTGAGCGATAACAAATTCATTGAGGAGAAAGGCGATATTGAATTAAAGGTTTGCACCCATGAGGATGGAAAATCAACAAGTTATTCATCACCCTACTTCTATTCACAAGAAAAGGGCGTGCAAATACTTAGAGGATTGGATTATGGTTTGTACTTTGGAACACCCGAGGAGAATATAATTACCCGAGCTATAAATCAATATCAGACCCCACAATTGAAGATGGAGATAACTCTAAATCGTGAACTGAGCTTCATTAGCTCAATAACAAGCAGTTGGTTTCCTGATAAGAACTTCATTCCCACCTCATACACATTTGACCCACAGCAGATGAATTATACTTATACCTTTCTTGAATTGAAGGATATAAGCACCTTTCAGCCAATCGTGAAGAAGGATAAGAACAGAAAGCAGATGAGAAATGGTGATTTGATACACCATGAGGACAATGGCAAACCAAGACACGTGAGGTCAAGTGCTGATGATTATAATATGAGCAAACCAACAGCTTTCAACCTTAGAAATAACCACCTTATAATGACAATATGAATATCAACCCCTATAAAATGATGAGGGCTTACATCGATAAACAAGATGGCATGCTCAAATTGTATGTGCCTGATATAATCAAAGATAGCGTTAAGCCTGAAATCGATGATTACCAACTTATAATATCAATCAAATAAACAATACCATGGAATATGAAATCGGGAAAGTAATACCAAACTACAAAGGGAGATGGAAAGAAAGCATATATGAAGACCTCGACGTGGTTGCACATGAGGGGAAAACATATATATCGCTTGTGAATAACAATAGTGAGAAACCAAGTGAGGAATCCACCAAGTGGAGAATCTTATTGGAATCCCCAATATCACAAGCAGACGTGAACAACCTGAACAATATATTTTTCCCAATGATTACGGATCGCCTTGATGAAATCAGTAAGAAGATTCAGGAGAACACAGCTGATATAAAAGAACAACACGGACTTGTATTAGATAGCATAAACTCAACCGCGTTTGTTAGAACCAAGCTGAATGAGTTTGGAACTCGATTGTCCAAGATTGAAAAGAAACTCGGAATCTGATGAACTAAAATAATTATGTTTAATACCAAAACCTATGAACTTCCTTGACCTTAACCAAGACGGCAAGAGCGACGCAAAAGACCTCCAAATTTGGCTTGCAATTCTTCTCCTGATTGCGGGTGTTGTGCTCCTCTTCCTTGGATTCTTTACAAATCCATTAGGAGTGATTCATTTTAGCGTGATGTCCACAAGTGGTGAACTCTTCACATTTGCGTCCGTGCTGCTCGGTTTGGACTACCACTACAGTCACCTATTGCACAAGACGCTTGCAAACCTTCAAAAGGAGAAAGAAGAATCAGAACAAACAACTTAA